TCACGCCAATCTGTGGCGTTTCTGTGTAGCGCCCATGGCAGACACCGCAGCGCCCATGTGATCCGGGTGGTGATGTGCGTAGTGGCGGCGCAGGACCGCCTCGCCCATGCCAGCGAAGCCGGCCACCTCCCACGTCGGCACGCCTTGCTGCATCAGGTGCGTCACGGCCGAGTGGCGCAGGGTGTGGGGCGAAACCCCCTCTCCCAGATCGGCCAGCTTCACCGCGTTGGCGAAGCCGACCTTGACGCGCGCCACCGGCTGGCCGCGCCACTCTACGACGTAGCCGCTCTCGCTGTTCGTCAGCCGCCGCCAGCGCCGCAGGTGCGCCAGGATCGAGCGCGGCAACCGCACCGGTGGCTGGCGCTTGTTCGTCTCTCGCGCGCCCTCGCGCAGCCGGTAGAACACGCCCCTGTCGAGATCGATGTAGGAGCGTCCAGCAGCAGCCTCCCAGCTCGCGGTCAGAACGGCGCCGGGGCGGCTCGCGGTCGAGTAGGCCAAGAGCACGAAACGCGCGAGGTGACGCATCGTGTGGCGGCCCTCGGTGGTGTTGCCAGCCTTCCCGTCGGCTCGGCTGCCCTCACGCGCGCGCCACATCGTCCAGACCAATCGGGCCACTTCCGAGCGCGAGAGCCAGCGGTCGCGCGCCTCGCCGCGCTTCGGCAGCGCCACCTTCACGATCTCGCGGTGGTAGCCCTCGCGGTGATGGTGCCCGATCGCAGCCGAGAGATCTTGCAGATCTCGCCGGGCGCCGCCGGCATTGCCCCGGTGTGTCGCGTAGGCGCGGCAGGTGGCGCCCGTGACCTGGGCGAGGGTCTTGTCGCCCCACCAATCCAAGAGGCGCTGCAGGCGCTGTGCGATGCGGTGCCGATCGGGGTGCTGTGCGACGTGATCGGTCGCGTAGATGCTCAGGACGTCCGCGACCGAGATGTCATCGAGACCACGTTGGCTGCGCGCCGGCCGGTGCGCGGCGCGGAGGTAGTCGGCGAGGGCCTGATGAGCGCCTGCAACGTCGCCTTCGCCGCATCCTGTGCTGAGCATTTTGGTGCCGTCTCGGATGACCCATCGAGCGGCGGTGACAATGCGACCCTCGGTGTTGCGACGGGCAGCGACGAGGTAGAGACGAGGGCCTTTGGCTGCGCGCGGCATAGCTTCCTCATGCGGTCGATCGCATCGAGCGTGGTGTATTCCTTCCCTGCGACGAACTCGGTGACAAGCCGCCCGCGGTCGCGCTCTCGGCGCAGGCCCGAGGCTGTCATCCCGCCGTTTGGAAACGCAAGTTCGGCGGCATCCGCGAGGCGCAGCGGCGTCGTGCGGCCAATCTCAGGCACGATCCGATCTCCCTTCTGTCGAGTTGGGGGCAAGGGCGGCGCGGAGCATTTGGGCCGACTGCTGGTAGCGTTCCGCGAGCGCGCGCGGGGCGTCGGGCAGGGCCCGCGCCGGGTCGAGGTTGTCCTCGTTGTCGCTGAGCTTGACGATCATCGCGAGCCGGTCGCCGCTTGCGATAATGGCGGCAACGCATTCGAGGTAGGGCTTCCCCGTGGGCCGGGTGAGCAACTGGACGGCCTGCACGACCGCGGGATCAAAGCCGGCGTCTAGAAGGTCGTCGGCCGTTACGTCGGTGTCCTCGATCGTGTCGTGCAGCCAACCGACCTGCTGGCACCATTCGGCGTGCTGGCGCGGCAGACCCAGCGCCTCGGCATGCGCGTGAGCGCGGGCGGCGACCCGCCCGAGATGCCCGGTGTACGGCGCGCCACCTTTGTCGACCTGCCCAGCGTGGACGCGGCGGGCGAAGGTCTCGGCGGCAGAGCTCTTATCAGGCGCCATGACGGTCGGCCTCCTCACGGTTGAGCGCAGGGGTGGGGGTCTTGGCGCCAGCGGCGTATTTCGCCCGCTGGATCGCCCGGTTCTGGATCTTTGCGCAGAGGGCCTGTCGGCGCTGCCATTCGGTCTTGGCCTTGTCGGCGGCTGCGACTTCGGCGGCCTCGTCCTCGGTGAGGAATGCGCGCCAGTCCCATTTGCGAGGGCTCGGGGTCCAACCTGCCATGGCTCTACCCCTCCCCCGCCGTGGCCGCGCGGGCGAGTGGGGTGCAGTCATAGATGAAGCGTCGCATAGAGCGGGCGTGGCGCTGGGCGATTTCGATCCGGTGGGCGACCATCAGGCTGAACCATTCGTTCGTGTGGTCCTGAGCGTTCGATTGAGTAAGCCCTCGTTAAGCATCACTGGCCTCCAGCCGGATCGCTCTGCGCAAGCGTTTCGTTGATCAAGTATGTCTGAGAAAGCTGCTGATATCAGTTGTTCTTCTCTGTTAGGAACAACTGTTGATATTGCCTTTGGCCCAGTTGAGTTGCATGGGGTCATCCGTGCAATCGGGGACAAGGTTTCCATGCCGACCCCAGGGGCATCGGGTGAAGCGAGCTTCAGGCAAGTTGTTATTGACCTTGGAGGCAGAGCAGCTCCGTTGGAGTTATGGCTGGCCGACGAAGAGTTCGGCCGATAGCCAACGCGTATGAAGTAGAGCCTGCTCAGGCCCCCCTGCAGCGAGACCGCCAGCAGGAGGGGTGTTCAGCGTCCGTTGCCGCGGTGTTCGCGCTGTACCCCTGGATTTCTAAAAGGGACACGTTTTGTCTGGAAAGTTCTTTCCGGTCGGGCGGCGACCACGGCACGAGCGGCCGGTCATAGCCGAGCATCAGCGGGTGCAGCGGGTGGCCGTCCTGTGCGGTGCCGAGGCAGTGGAGCGGAATGCTGTAGGCGGCTGCGATGCCGACGATTTCTATCCAGCGATTGCGCAGCCACTTCGGCAGCTTGGCGCACGGCCCCCATGCGACGATCACCTTGTCGGCCTCGCGCATGATGCGGCGGATGTGGTCGGCGCCCTCCACGCCGATCGGATCAGCCGCTGTGCGCAGCGCCTTGATGTCCGTCGCCCGGAAGGCGAACAGGTTGCCGACGATGATCCGGCCTGCGCCGAGCCGCTGCGAGAAGCCGAGCACCTTGCGGATCGTGGCGTCGTCTGCCGTCGCATCGGCCGTGGACGGGTTGACCATGATCCAGGCGACGGTTGGCCCGGCGAGCAGGCCGCCGAGATCGCGTTCGAGCCGGTAGCGGTACAGGCCGCACGGGGAGAGGATCGCGCTCAAGGCCGCCCTCCTTCGATCTCGGACGGGGCGGGGTGAGAGGCGCTATCCCGCGTGCTGTTCCAGATCGTCTCGTCAGGCGTGACGATCAGCCAGGAGTGCTGGCACAGCCGCTCGCGCAGGAGGTCGGCGAGCGCGCGGGCCTTGCCGAGGATGTCGCCAGGCTCGGACGGGAAGCGCGGATAGTTCAGCAGCCCGACGCGGACGCCCGTCTCGGCGCCGCCCGTGTAGATGAACTCGGTTGCCTCGACCGCGACGCAGAGGCCGATCCGGCAGAACTCGCGGCAGACCTGCCGAGCCGTAGCCAAGTCGCCTGCGATGTAGATGGTCGCGGTGAAGGTGGGTTCGGTACGCTCGATCATTCCGCGGCCTCCAGGCCCTGCTCCGCGATGGCGCAGAGGAAGTCGCAGGCCGGCACGATGGCGTTGGTCGTCGGATGATCGACCGGGATCTCGTCGATGAAGGCGCGCTCGCCATTCAGTTCGGTCAGGCGGGCGCCGATCTCGCGGGCGTAGGCTGCCGTTCGGGCGAACTCGGTCGGGAAGTGCTTCCGATAGAGCGCCCAATAGCGGGGCGACTTCGCCTTGCCGCATCCGGTCTGGAGGCAGTTCGCGTTCGGGAAGCCCATCGTGTAGCTGCGCGGCAGCTTGAGCCCGGCGCGCTCCACCATCGCCAGCGTCGCGGCCTTGGTGATGCCCTGCTCAATCAGCGGCGCGCGCACCGTCAGTTCGAAGTAGGTCTCGCGCAGCCGTTCGAAGCGCTCCACGTCGCCGCGATCAGCCGTGTAGCCGAACACATGCACGTCGTCGGGCCGCTGGAACGCGAGGCGCGGCGCGACTTTCATGAGGGTGGTGCACTGCGCACCATTGATGCCGGCGATGTACCGGCGGCGCTGCCACACGTCCCAGACGGATCGGTCAGTCTCGGCCTGAAGGATCGTGACGGAGGTGTTCAGCCACCGCATCACGTCCGCCTCAAAGCGGTAGTTGTCAGGGTCTTCGTTGTTCGTCTCGCAGCGGACGATGAGGGCTTCCGGCTCCTCGCGGAGGATGATGCGGGCGGCAATGGCACTGGCGGCGCCAGTGGACCACCACATGAGGGTACGTCCCGCCATCACGCGCGCTCCCCTTCAGCAGTCGGGGTGTCGGCGGGAGCTTCGGGGCACGGGATCGGCGTCCAGTGCGTGTGGTAGTCGGGCCAGCCGCCAACCCAGTAGCGGGACATGCGGTCGTTGCGGCCGTGCTCTGAGATCGTGATCTCGATCTGCTTTCCGCAGTCGAGCGGCGAGCCGACGTAGGGCGGCTCGGTGATGGGAAAGCGCCACCACAGAACGTCGCCGTCTTCTTCGGTCCACTCGGCAAGCGGACGCGCTCGCTCTTTCGCTCCCCCTACGGAGAGGGTCGTATCGGGATGGGGGGTCATGCTGCGACCTGCGCACGGTGGATCGCAGCGAGGGCGGCCTGCACACCTGAGGAAGCCGCATCGAAGCGTCCGGCGTTGGCCGCATCCAGACGCCAGCCGCGGCCCCAGACTGTCTCGATCTCGATGCCGGACCCCGCGCGCCGCAGCTTGTTCCGGATCTTTGTCAGGTGGACATCGAGCGTCCTGTCCTGCGGCACCTCATCCGAGAGACCGTAGACCGCCGACATGGCCCGCTCTCGATGCGTGACGTTCGGACTGGCCGAGCGGATCGCTTGAAGGAAGCGCTCCTCGGTTCGAGTGAGCCCCCATTCGGTCGGCAGTGCAAAGCAAGGCGAAAGCACCTCCTCCATCTGCCGAACCATCTCCTTGAGGTTGTCCCGCTCCTCGATGAGCCGGGCGACCTGGGCCGGGGTGAAATGCTGAGCGTGCGCGTTCACGACTGGCGCTCCACGTAGAGTTGGCGGGGAGGAAGGCGGGGCTTGTCGAGCGGCTTGGAGGCCCGGCGCTGGGGCTCGGCCTTCTGGAAGCCGGCGCTCTGGATCTTGCGGCTGGGCGTGGCCTTGATCCCGAGGTTGCGCAGCTCGCGCCGCTTGGCCTCGGCGATCGTCGGCACATCGACCTCGGCCGTGTGTTTCCGGTGGCACTTGCGATGGGCGACGCGGATGTTGGTCGCGTCGTCGGCGCCGCCGAGTTCAAGCGGGATCTCGTGGCTCAGATCCCAGCCCTCGACCTCCGCATTGATGCGGCCGCCGCAGAGGTGGCAGGTCTCGTGATTGGCGTGGAAGAACCGCGCCCTCTGGGTAGCGCTCCAGCGCTTGCGGCTAGCCACGGGCCACCCCCGTGACGTGGGACCAAGAGCGGCCGCGCCGGATGTTGTAGATCGCAGCGGGCGTCACCCCGTAGGTGCGGGCACAGTCCCGGTTGCTCAGCGGCGACCGAACGACCTCAAGCGCCTGATCGGCCGTGAGGCGGCAGGAAGCGACCTCCTGCCCGCGGCGTACCCTGATCTGAGCCTTGCGGCCCTTCGCGATCATGTCGGCGACGTTGTCGCCCTGCGTGCCGAGGAACAGGCCTGGGCGGAGGCCGCGGCCACTATCGACGTGTCGCAGCGCATGTTCGTCACGCTGGAACTGCTGCATCCCAGCTTCGTCGAGAACGGCCAGCCCTCCCCGATCAGGGCCGTCATGAACACCGAGGATCTAACCTTCCGCCTCGACGAGGGCGCGCCGCTGAACGCCGGCCAGCGCGTGCTGTTCAAGGCGGTGCCCTTCGGCATCGAGTACCCGCGCATCGGCAAGCTCGGCGTCGAGGCGCCGATCTGGATCGACAACGTCAATCGCGAGGTGGCCCGCTACCTCGAGCCCGCGACGAAGCTGAACGAGAGCGTGGTCGTGATCTTCCGCGGCTACCTCGCCAGCGATCCGGACACGGTGGGGCACGGACCGTTCCGGCTCCTCTTGCGCAGCGTGAAGCGCAAGGGCGCGCGGCTCGACGGCACGCTGACCATGGCCGACCCGACGAAGCTACGGGTGATGCGCGAGATCTACGACAGCCAGCGCTTCCCGGCGCTGATGGTGGCGGCGGGAGCTTGATTTGGCCCGAATTAGGCCAGTCTCGCTCAAATTGACGGCGGCTGGACGCAAACCCTCCGCCGTCTTTGCTGGTGCAGTCGAAGTGCTAGGCGAGGACCCCGTCGTTGAAGACAGCCCGCCCTTCGTTCACGCCATATTCTAAGTAATGCACGAGGGGGTTGATACCTGCAGCGGCGACGTCGAGATTTGCAGCCAGATATGCCTTCGTGTCGAACGAGCTGGAAGGATCTCGCCCCTCCTTCCAGCCGTAATTCAGATAATGCTCTAGCGGATTGATGCCAGCAGCTGCAACGTCGGCATATTTTGCGAGATATTCATTGGTATTGAAGAAAAGGTTCGGATCTCTCCCTTCCTTCCATCCATATTGAGCGTAGTGCGCCTCTGGATCGAGGCCGGCAGCAGCGACATCGCCATACCTGCTCAAGTAAAATAGATCATCGACCGCTTGATTGTTGTCCCCCTGATTGACAGTAACATCAGCAAATCTGAAAGTTTCGACTTCTGCGCTCTGAACGAAAAGATCATTTGAAAAGATTGTCGAACCAACTCCTGCCGGGAAAATGGAATAACTGCCGATTGCCCCGTCAAAAGCGAGCGTATCGGTTCCGGGGCCCGCATCATACATATAGGAGCCGCTGTGAAGATTGAGCGTGTCATTTCCGCCTCCAGCAAGGAAATAGCCGGTGCCGAAAGTCACATTCAAAGTGTCGTTGCCATCTCCTGCAACTACATCGGACAGCCTGAAGCTCGTGCTCGTTCCGATGACATTGAAAGTATCGTTGCCGCCATTGCCGTAGGTTAGGCTGCTGGATGGACCAAAAGGATTTGAACCTTCCTGATACGTTGGATTGAAAGTCTCTGATGCAGAAGTCCCGCGTACGATAGCAACCACTTGACCCTCCAAAGCAGGCTAGAGGAACGGTGAATAATTGGCGCAGCGCCAAATTGTTTGCTGCGCAACCATGCTAGGCCATCAAGTTGAGTTTTGACGTCACCCATTTGAGGTATGCCGATTAGCTATTTCGGTTTTGAATGGTCCATATAACTGAAAAGTCTTTTCGAGGAGCACGATCGGAGATTGCTGATGATCAGCCGCACGACCTTCCTCTCCGACCTGATCGGCCGGCCGTACCGGATCGGCGCGACGGGACCGGACGCCTTCGACTGCTACGGCCTCGCCCGGCACGTTCAGGCGGCGCTCTACGCCGTACCTATGCCGGAACTGCCCTTCGTGGCGGCGACGACCCGGCAACAGGCCGAGGCGATGCTGAACCACGCCGAGCGGCAGAACTGGCGGGAAATCCCCGAGCACGAGGCACGCGACGGCGACCTCGTGCTGATGGGGAATGTCGCCGGGCGCGACTTCCACCTCGGTACCTACGTCGTGCCGAGTACGGCGGGTGTGGTGCTACACATCAACGAGCGCGCAGGCGTGGTGGCGGATGACCTGCCCGCGCTTCGGGCTATCGGGTTCCACTACCTGCGAATGTTCAGGCGAAGCGTCGTGCCGGCCGGCCCAGGCCACGAGAAGCTATGACTTCTGGCAAGTCTCAAGCATTCGATTATAAGCTTCGAACAATCCGTTCGTTGATATGTCCTCTACCGAAAGCCCTGCTATCAGTGTGAGCACTTGAACGCGAAATCTTCTAGCGGTCATAAGCCGACTGAAGTTTTGCCCCGAAATGGCTACTATGCCAGCCACCTTTTCGGCATTGTCCGGAAGGCGCAATCCGCCTGATGGTTCATCATCAAAACGGAATTCGAAGCTCTGAACACCGCCCCTTCGGCTGTAATCGAAATAAATTGATCCTTGAGAAACTTGGACGTTCGGCCTTCCAATATATGTAATGACGCAGCGCTTTTCGTCGCTGAAACTGTCGCGATTTTCCCGCAACTCCCATTTGCCAATTTTGGCAACGACGGGACCAAGACCTTGAGCGAACACAATCCCACAGGGGGCGAGACAAAGTAGGGCCGCCGATACGCCCATCAAAAATCGCTTCACCGCTTCCTCCGACCGACGCCGCCGAGCGCAAACAGGCAACGTCTTATCGATGCAGCTCTCCGTTCGCCACAGCCTCCAGGTCTTCGACCCGGCGGACCCTTCGCTCTGCGAGGACAGCGCCTTCGTGCTGCCTGTCGCCGCGGCGCAGGCCGTCATGGGCGAGACCGTGGCCGCGTACCTCGCGCGCGTCGCGTGGCGGTTCGATCTCCCGACCGTGTGCCGGATCAACGGCGAGTTCTATGCACGGGCCGAGTGGGAGACGCGGGCACTCGCGGTCAACGACAACGTCGAGTTCGTCAGCCGCCCGCTCGGGGGTGGATCCAGCGGCGGTTCAACCGGGAAGAGCATCTTGTCGGTGGTGGCGCTGGTCGCGCTCACGGCGGTGGCGCCCTACGCCGTCGGCGCCATCGGCGGCGCGCTCGGCACCGCGGCGCTCGGCACGGCTGCATCTCTCACCTTCGCAGGCAAGCTCGCCGCCGCGGTCATCGTCGGCGCCGGCGCGCTCGCGGTCTCGCACTTCCTCCAGCCCAAGTCCGGCGGCAAGACCAACAGCACCGACGCGCTCTACTCCTTCGGCCTCCAGGGCAACGCCGCCCGGCCAATGCAGCCGATCCCGGTGCTGAACGGTCGCCTGCGCTTCGCCCCCGACTACGCCGCGCCGACCTACAGCGAGTATGCCGGCGACGCGATGACCGACTACGCGCTCTACGCGCTGACCTGCGGTCGGATGCGGGTGGAGCAGGTGCTGATCGGCGACACCCCGATCTGGCACTACGAGAGCGGCTACAGCCCGGACTATCCCGGCATCGAGCTCCAGATCGTCGAGCCGGGCGAGCAGGTCACGCTCTACCCGGTCAACGTCGTCACGGCCGACGAATTGAGCGGCGCCGAACTCTCGACCGACTGGACGCCCGGCTACATCGTCAACGCGGCCGGCACGCAGGCGAAGGAGCTGCTCTTCGACCTCGTGTGGCCGGGCGGCGCCTACGTCACCTTCAAGGACCGGACGCTGGCCGCGACGACGCACGTCCAGATCCGGGTGCGGAAGGTGGACGATGCCGGCGCGCCGATCACCGGTTGGACCACAATCGTCGACGACCAGTACCAGCAGGCCAAGCAGAGCCAGATCCGGATGACGGTGCGGCGGCTGGTCGAGAGCGGCCGCTACGAGGTCAGCGGGCGGCGCGCCAACCCCAGCGTCAACGACAGCGGCATCGCCAAGATCGGCGGCACCGACGACGTGACGTGGACCGCGGCTCGCGCGCACATCGAGGGGCCGCAGTCCTTCCCGCGTGTCACGACGCTGGCGGTGAAGGGCGTGGCCTCGAAGCAGCTCTCCGGCGTCTCGGGCGGGCAGTTGCGCGTCATCGGCACCCGCATCCTGCCGGTCTGGCGCGACGGGCAGTTCGTGGAGGAGCCGACGCGCTCCATCGCCTGGGCCGCGCTCGACTGGTGGCGCAACGGCGACTACGCCGCCGGCCTCAGCATCTCGGACATCGAGTTTCCCGACTTCGTGCGCTACGCCGCGCAGTGGGACGCGCTGGGCCACACCTTCGATCACCGCTTCACCGAGGTGCAGAACCTCGACGACGTGCTCGAGACCGTGCTGAAGGCCGGCCGCGCCTTCCCGGCCCCGGTCGGCGACAAGCTCACCATCACCCGCGACGAGCCGCGCGTGCTGCCGCGCATGCTCTTCACCGACAACGACATCCTGCGCGACACGCTCGAGATCGACTACGCGCTCTCGGACGAGGCCTGGGCCGACGGCATGGTCGGCGAGTACATCGACGAGACGACGTGGCGGCTGGCCGAGGTGTCGTCCGCACCCGACGGCGTCACGCTGCTGAAGCCGGCCCGCGTCCAGTTGGAGGGCGTGGTCAACCGCAAGCAGGCCGCCGGCATGGTCCGGATGATGGCGGCCGAGAGCCAGTATCGCCGCATCACCGTGTCGTGGACCGCCCGCATGGAGGGACGGCTGCTCAAGCGCGGTGACCTCGTGCGCATCACCACGGAGGAGCCGGAGACCTGGGGCCAGTCCTGTGAGGTGGTGGCGTTCGAGCCGAACGGGCGGCGGCTCACGCTCGACCCTGCGCCCGAATGGGCCGAGAGCGGCAACCACTACGTCGAGATCCGCTGCCGCGACGGAAGCCCGTGGGGCCCGGTGCGGGTGACGCGGGGTGCCAACGACGCCGAAGCCATCGTCAGCGTGTCCGAGTTCGGCGTCGTAACGCTGGCGGATGCGGTGGGCCGCTCCAGCACGCAGGAGCCGGCGTGGCTCGCCTTTTCGCCCGGTCAGCCACGCAGCTTCCCCGTCCTCATCACCGACGGCGACCCGGATCAGGGCGGCGAGCATATCCATCTCTCGGGCGTGATGGACGCGGCCGAGGTCTATACGACCACCGAGGACGGCGTGCCGCCGCTCCTGCAGATCCCCGACCTCTACTCCTCGGCCCTGCCGGTCATCACCGCGCTCATGGCGCAGATCAATCAGCGGCAGGCATCCCTCATCCTCACCGCAGGCTGGCAGCCGGCCAAGAACGCAGTGAGCTACGAGGCGCAGGTCTCCTACGATGCCGGGGGATCGTGGATCGGCGCCTATGAGGGCGATCGGACCACCTTCGAGGCTGTGGTCGGCGGCTCGGACCAGATGAAGGTGCGCGTCCGAGGCGTCACGCCGGCCGGTCCGCGCGGCGCGTGGTCGGTGGTCGATGTCGCGGCGCCTTCGCTCGTCATCGGGTCGAGCACAGTGGTGCTGGAGCCCATCGACTACGAGGGCCTGACACAGGACGTTCGCGAGCGGATCGACCACATCCTCGATGTGGAGGAGGATCTGCAGGCCGCCGCGGCCAGATTGACGGCCGATTTCCTTACTGCCGATGCGAAGGCGCAGAACGCCCTGGAGCGGGCGCTCGAAGGTCTCGGCGTCGGTGAAGCGAACGCGGCTGCGATCTACACCGAGCGCACCGAGCGGCTGACGGCGGACGAGGCTTTCGTCAACGATCTTGAGGTGGCCGTCGCCAAGATCGGCCAGAACACGGCCGCCATCATCGATGAGGCGACGGCCCGCGCCGACGGGGACAGCGCGCAGGCCTCGCGCACCACGGCTCTCATCGCTCAGACCGATAGCGACCGCGCGTTTCTGCTCGATCAATACGACGCTTGGGTCACTGAGGTTAGCGCGCAGGCGAGATCAATAGAGGGCTTGGGCGCACGAGTTGGCACGACAGAGGCCAACATCATCACCGAGCGGCAAGTCCGCGCGAACGGCGATGAGGCCAACGCCTACAACCTCAGCCTCATCACGGCCGAGGTCCGCGATCCGGTCACAGGACTGGCCGCCTCCCGCGCGCAACTCATTAGCGAGCAGCAGGCCCGCGCCGACGGGGACAGCGCGCAGGCGTCACGAACCGATGCGCTGATCGCCCAGACCGATAGCGACCGTGCGTTCTTGGTCAGCCAGTACGACGCCTGGGTCACTGAGGTCAGCGCGGTGTCGCGTGCAGTTCAGAGCGGTGTGGCGCAGCAGGACAGCGACCGCGCCTACTTCCTCAACGAGCAGCAGGCGCGCATCAGTCAAGGCAGCGCGCTCGCCAGCCAGATCAACAGCGTCCAGGCCCAGACCGATCGCGGCACGGCTACGGGGCGCATGACGCTTTCGGCTCGCTCGGACATCTCCGGCGTGTCGGCTCGGTTCGAGATGCTGTTGGCGGCCGAGGTCGGCGGCCAGACCCGCGGCACCGGGATGACGTTCGATCTGCTCCCCGGCGGCGGCAGCTTGGTCCGCTTCGACGCCGACAAATTCGTCATCACGTCGCCAGGTGTGTCGGGCGTGCCGGCCTTCTCCTTCGATGCGGGCTCCGGGACGTTGAGCGTGCCGTATCTGCGGCTGCTCTCGCAGCAAGCGTCCACACCGCTGCGCATCGATGTCGGTTCATACACGCTGATCCAGGGGGCCGGAACCGTAAACAATCAGGTGGACGGGAACCTGAATTTCACCTTCGCGGTGCCGAACGGAGACTTCCCGTCAACTCTAAACCTGTTCGGTAAGCTCTCCGTATTTGGCGCAAACACCCTGCTGATTGGTCCTCGCATTATGATCGATGGCAACGTCGTCGCATTTTGCCAGATCAACGGGCAGTCCGATCGCTTTGCCGGAGGAACCAACCCGCAAGCGTTCTTCTCTGGTCTGGCCACCCTTTATCTTGGGCCCGGCAATCATACAGTTCAGATCCAATACAATTACACCTCAACTGACCCCAATGGCCGCGTGCAGATCGATGAGTTGCGCGTCGCGGGCTTCACTCCGAAAGCATAAGGGAACACAAGATGCTGACCTTCGCAGAACGTAGAGAGCGGACACTGAACACGCCGGACGAGATCGCCGACTATCTGGCCGCCACCTTCCGGTCGATGCAGGAGAAGAGCCCTTTCAAGGCCGGCGACCCGGTGAACATCACCTCTCGCAGCGGCCTCGCGCCGGAGATTGGCATCGGTGACGTCGGGGTCGCGCTGTGCGACTTGCCGGAGCAGCCGTGGACCTGGGTGCTCGTCTTCACGAGTGGGGGGCAGCAGATCCCGGTTCAGATCCAGACAGCCAACCTCGCCAAGCGCGGACAGGCGACCGGAGGCGAGGCATGAGCGACACGCCCGCCCCGAAGACCGTCAGCCTCGCCGACATGAATGGCCGGATCGCTGAGCTTGAGGCGCAGCGAGACGGCGCGCTGACCCGGTGCGCCCGGATCGCCGGCGAGAAGGCCGAGGCCATCGATCTCGCGCGCATCCTGAAGGCCGAGGTCGACCGCCTCTCGACCCTGCTGAACGACCGCGGCGGTACTGCGCCGGCTGCCGCTCCGAACGATCCCGAGACCCCGCTCGCGCCCGCTGGCGCCGCAGCGACCGCCCACTGAGGCACCCCGGGCCGGCCTGAGCCGCCCACCCCAACACCCGCAACCCTGACCGACCCCGCGCGTGGCTCACCGCCGCGCCGCGGCCGTTCGGCTGCCTGGAGGCCTCCCCTTGGCCGATTTCCCGCCCTTTGCCTTCACGACGCAAGAAAGCTGGTACGGCGAGCTGTCGTTCAAGGCAGCAGAGGACGGTAGCCCCGTCTCGCTCGCTGGGCGCCAGTTCGAGATGCACATCACGCCGGCGGCGAGTGGGGCCTCTCTGGTCGCCCCTGTGCTCGTCCTCACGATGGAGGAAGGGCGCGGCCTGACGCTCAAGCAGGGCGATCCGAGCACGCTGGTGTTCCGTGTGCCGAAGGCGACCGCGAACACCTTCCCGCGCCAGGAATATACCGCCGACGTGCTGGAGGTGGTGAGCGGCGACCGCTACCTCTTCATGCCGGTGCGGATCACCTACGCCGAGCCGTCGGGTCTGCGCTCCTTCCTGACGCGCTTCCTTGGCGTCTCAGTCTCGTTCGCGGCCCGCCAGCAGCCGATCTACACGCCGCTCGCTGTTCCTGGCCGCGAGGGCAAGCCCGGCGCCACGATCATCACCAGCACCGTCCCGCCGGTTCCTGCCGACGGCAAGGATGGCGACTTCTACATCGAGGATCGATCGGCCTCGAACCAGGGCCGCCGCATGTGGGGCCCGAAGTCCGGAGGCCAGTGGCCGGGGACGCCCTGGGTCATTCAGGTGGCGCGCATCGCGGACGTGCCCGGCGCGGGCGCCGCCGCTGCCCTCGGCGTTTCCACGGCCGAGCAGGCAGAGCAGGCAGACCGGAACGACGTTGCCCTGACGCCGGCCACTGGCCGCACGCTGCTATCAGCCCTGCTCGGCGCCACCTTCGTGCAGGGCACCTTCGGGACCACGCTGCGGCGGATCTCGGATTGGTTCAACGACGAGGTCAACGTCCGCTCGTTCGGCGCGATTGGCGATGGCGTCTCGCGTCCGCTCTCCAGCGTGTTCCCCTCGCTGGCGCTGGCGCGCGTCGTCTATCCGCGCTGCCTGGATCTCGGGGAGACGATCGACACCGCTGCGATCCGAGAGGCGATCTACGCCGCCATTGCGCAAGGCAAGGCGACCCGTATCCCGGGCGGACGCTACCGGATCAACCGGCAGATCACGCCCAACATCACCAGCGCGACATTCAACAATGTCCGGATTGTAGGCGATGGCAAAGGCATCACCATCCTGCGCCACGATATTGTGGCCCAGGCTGGCATCGGCTGGATGTTCGGCGCTGCCGGCGCCTTGACGCCCACCCAGGTGATTGCCGCTCCCATCCAGCAGGGTAGCCAGAGTGTCATCCTAAACAACATCTCAAACTATGCCGCTGGAAATTACATTCAGCTAATCGATCCGGAGCAGCCGATTATCGATCATCAGAACGATACCGTTGTTGGATATTGCGGAGAGAACCTGCGCATCCGCAGCGTAGACGTTGCCACTAAAACGGTGACGCTCTGGTCTGGCACCGAGTTCGCCTACGGTGCGTCTGCAACAGCAGCTCGCATGTCCCCTGTGCAGGGGTTTTCCGTTGAGGCCCTGACTATAGGGAGCCCAGTCGCTGGGGCAGGAGGTCAAGGCGCTCTAGTCTTTAAGCTGGATGTCGTCGAACGCTTGCGCCTTGCACACATTGAGTTCGATGGACTGGATGACGACGCTGTTCGCGTCTCAAATGTGATCGATTTTGACTTTACGGACATCGAAAGCCGCGATCTCCGCAATGATCTCGGGTTTACGCCATACTTATTCAACATCAATAACGGATGCTCTGACGGACTTATCGCACATTGCCGGACGCGTCGGGGGCGCCATCTGGTCACTTCTTCTTCTAACAACCTCATAGAACCGTCGTACGTCACCGTTTCTGACTGCCATGTCACAGAAGCATCTGCAGCCGGGTATGACCAGCACCCCGGCGGCGGGCGGTATTGGACATTTAGCAACTGCCAAGTGCATGGCGCCGACTTTCTTTATGGCGATCAGTCTGAACCGGCAAACCCTGGCATCGCAGGCTACCAGCTCCGCGGGCGCAAAACGCGCATTATTAACCCGCAGGTGTCGACAGTGGTTACAGGGATATATCTGATCTATGGCGAAGACAACACAGTCGAAGGTGGCGAAATCTCAAACACTCGCAATGCAATACGGGTGCAGAATTCGCCTGGCGCCGAAGTCAAAGGGACAAAAATTCGCAATGCGACCGAGAACGGCGTCCTTGTAGCTAAAGGAACAGGTACCGCCTCGATGGGCAATGTCGTTGTCGAGAACATCGACGTGATCGGCGACCCGACTGGTGCGGCTGTCAATTTTGGCACGTCGTGGGACGAGAGTAACCGCGTGGCAAACGTACGCGCTCCACAAGCAACGCGCAAATTCGTCGGTGTACCCAGTGCCCATAGCTATGGGCGGTTTTGCTCCGGCGTACCACTGCCGGCTGCTGCGAAGTATCAGACTCTGGACCCTCGCCTGATTGGAAACGGTGCTTTGGCAGGGTTGACGAGTGGCACGATGCTGCTTGTGGGTATCCAGACTGAGGCTGGCGAGCTGATCAATTCAGCATCAGTTCTATTCTCGAGCGGCGGCACCAACCCGAGCAACTTGTGGTGCGCTCTATTAGACCAGAGCCGAAACGTTCTTGCTGTGTCGAATGATTATGGTGCGACACCTCCAGTCGCCGGAGCGATGAGCTTGTTTACCTTCGTGGCGCCGGTGCGCACGGCCCATCGAGGGCAGCACTACATTGGGCTCGTTTCTGTCGCCGGGATACCTCCAAGCTTCCGCGGCGTCTCGCCTAGCGTGAATATCGGAACCATCGCACCGGTGCTGGTTGGTAATTCGAACACCGGACTGACCAATCCAGGAAGCGCACCCGCAAAGGCTGTCGCGATCACGCCCACCACCAACATGCCCTACGCCTACCTGTCTTAGGCGCCTGACCCTCCGCTCGCCGCGCCACCCTGCCCGAGCCCGAACCTTCCCTCGACATCGGAGAACGGCCGCGGCGGCTTGGAGGACTGGGCTCGGACTTGAACCGGGCATGAGAAGCGCTTGCGGGCGCAGCGGGGTGAGCCGTTCCCCCACCAGTCCATGTCGGCTGGATAGGTCCGAGCCACAATCTCGGCAAGCGCCGAAAACTACGGAGATACCGAAATGATGACCGTCGCTGAAATCCAGCGCGCTCTCCTCGCGCGCGGGTATGACCTTGGACCCTCGGGAGCGGACGGCGACGCCGGGCCGCGCACCATCGCTGCCGTCACCGCTTTTCAGCGGGCGGCCGGGCTGGTCGCCGACGGCATCGCCGGGCCAAAGACGCAGGCCGCCCTGCAAAAGGCTGACATCAGCGAGCGACGGGAGGCTCCCGACAAGCCGGGCTGGCTCGTGCTGGCTGAGGCGCTGAACGGCGTGAAGGAGGCACCCGGCGCGAAGAACAATCCCGAAGTGGTGAAGCTGTTCGCGGATGCGGGCTTCCCCGGCATCAAGACCGACAGCACCGCCTGGTGCGCTGCCTTCGTGAACGCGGTGCTTGAGCGGGCCGGCCACCGCGGCTCCCGCAGCCTCGCGGCCCGGTCGTTCGAGTGCTGGGGCGTCGGGCTGCAGGGACCAGCCCTCGGCGCCATCGCCACGAAGAAGCGCAACGGCTCCGCGTGGCAGGGTCACACCGGCCTCGTCGTCGGCGCCAGCAAGGATCAGGTGTTCCTGCTCGGCGGCAATCAGAGCGATGCGGTCAACGTGGCGGCGTTCAAACGCTCGGAAATCGTCGCCTATCGCTGGCCGGCCGACGTGCCGCTGCCGGCGCCGCACACGCTGCCGACCACGATCGCCGGGGCGCGCTCGGGTGTGAGCGAGGCGTGAAAGCAGCGGGGCAGCGGGAGTGAACTGTCGACCGCTGGCCAGACAAGGTCAGCGCAGCGGTCTTTTCCTCTGGCCAGACAGGATCGGCGCAGTGGTGGCGCTTCATGCCCTGCCTTCACGCAGCGCTCAACATCCTCCCCCGCTTCTGACGGATTTGTGATCCCGAGCCGGCCGGGCCCGCCGTGCATCCTCTGACATCGAGAACCCCACCATGACCCGCATGCTTCTGCTCGCGGCGCTGGCGCTCGCCTGTGTCGCATCTCCCGCCTTCGCCGCCGAGGTCGCCACCGTCGGCGACAAGGCCGTGATCCTTCCCTGGGGCGACTGGCTCGTCGCGCTTGCGGTGTCCCTGCGCGAGCCGATCCTCACCATCCTCATCCCGATCATCGCCGGCTACGCTATCCAGGCCATCCGCAAGGTCTACCCGTGGGCGGCCCTGTTCCTGTCGCAGCGCCGGGTCGAGATGATGCTCGAGGCGGCTGTCGGCTTCGGCCTCAACGCAGTGAACGGTGCGGCCAAAGGCAAGACCCTTTCGGTCAATGTCGCGGTGCCCGTCATCGCCAGGGGCACGCAGTACGTCATCGACACCGCGCCGCCCGCCGTCATCAAGGCGGCCGGTGGCGCCGACGGCATCGCGGCGCGCATGTTCCGCAAGCTCGACCTCGACGACCACGCCAGCGAGCAGAACGTGCTGATCCCGGCCCAGGTGCAGATCGGCGCCGGGGCGGTCACCGCCGACGAGCTGCGCGACGCCGACCGGATGGCGCGCGGATAAGTAGGAGGGGCGCATGCCCGGTTCGAACGGCGCGGCGCGCCGCCCGCTCCTGCCGATGCACTCGGCCGGTCCCTACAGCACCTATCGCCTGTTCGAATGGTGCATGGCGACGATGATGGTGCTGATCGCCTTCACCCTCGCCATGCCGGGCGACACCATGGAACGCAACGCGCTGAAGCCGATCGCCGAGATGGGCTTCAGCGAGGCCAACATGGCGCTGATCTTCGGCTGTGCAGGGAGCGTGCGCGTCATGGCGCTGTTCCTGAACGGCTACATCAACAACGTCCGCGTCGGGCCGAAGGGCGCCTATGCGCGCGCGGTCGGCGCTGGGGTCGGCTGTCTCATCATGGGCCAGTTCGCGATGGCCCTGGTCTATGACGCCTTCACGGTGGCGCACGCACCGAGCTTCGTCATCCCCGTGTTCGGCACGCTGGCCGGGTTCGAGGCCATTTCCGTCTACATCGCCGTACTGGACGGCGTGTCGCGCAGGAGCCGGCTCGGCAAGGCTCTGGCGGCGCTTGAGGAGGTTCGGGGCTGATGGACTGGCTCACCTTTCTCAAGGACGTGATCGCGACCCAGCAGTTCCTCCAGATCTTCGTCGGCGGCTGCACGATGATGCTGATCGGCTGGATGGTGACGAGGGCGCAGGGTGATCGAGACCACCTGCCGCCGCCGGCGCCGGCCAGCATTGCCGACGTGCCGCCGCCCTTCCTCCACGGACCGCGCGAGGCGATCGACCTGATGCGGGAGCTGCGTGATCTCGCTCGTCGGCAGACAGAAGACACCGGCCGCATTGCGGAGTGCGTCCGCGTGATCCGCGAGGAGACGAAGCGACAGACCGAACTCCTCGGCCTGATCGAGCGCGAGCAGGCGATTGAGAACCGGGCGCATCATGATCGGGACCGGTCGTGACGCCTTGCTTCGTCGCCGTCATCCGGCCGGCATGCTCGTTACCGGAAGGAACGACGCGTCGCGTCGCGCGTCTCATCCTGGAAGACGCAGTAAGGAAGCGACGATGTCGGTTTTCCAAATCCGCCAGGGCGGGACGGGCGCGATCCTCTGGACTGGCGCGGCCGCCAACGAGATCCAGGCCATGGACGCGATGGCCCATGATGCCGGCTACTACGACCACTCCGACCTCCCGGAGAACATGCGTCGCGGACTGAAGGTCGAAGCGCTGTCGTTCGGCACCGCCCGAGGACAGGCATCCGCTGGCAGAACGCAGGGCGGCCGTAGCGGTCAAATCGTAATGGGCACCGCGATTAACGATCGCAACCTCGGCCGAGCAGCAGGCTAGTGCCCGAAAGCGTGATGGTCGGCGGCTTAGCTACTCGGAGGCCGCCGGCGGCAGCTGTCGCGTGAACCCGCGTGAGGCGGCCCGCTCGGCTGCCTGGATCCTCTGCCGGCATTCGATGGCATCCACGAGCGCATCCGAGACCGCCTGCCGGAGGGCAGCCACGGAGTTGCCCCGCGATCGTTCAAGGTACTGCTCGACGAGCGTCTCTACCTCGTTCGTCCGCGCCGCAGCTACTGCGCACACCATGCCCGACCTCTCGCTCTGACGAGGCGCGGCGTTTGATGCAGCAGTGTGGCCCTGATGAGGCCCCGCCCGGTCCGCCGGCGCGGAGTTTTTTCCATTCTGGCTTTCGTCCGCCGCCAAGAACTGAGAAGCTTGGTCCGGGTTATGCCTTCGCTTCCTCGGAGGTGTGCGATGCTAGGCCGACTCTTCTCCGCAGTGCGACGACCGAGCCGCAGGACTGATCACCGCTCTCATTCGGCTACCGTAGCCGAGATGCCTGCCGATGCGCTCCAGTTTCTGCCGATGCGCCCACTGATGCCGCCAGCACCTCAGAACGATGAGATCGATCGGAGTGTCCATGAGGTCGTGGAGCGGGATCTCAGAGCCGCTGGCTACCTACGCTAACCTGCGCCCGGAACACGCGCGATCTCCAACCAGTCCCTGCGGATCCCGCCTGCCACAAATCAGCCCCGTCCGGCTCAGCCGCGGCGGGGGTTTTGATCTATGGCAACTCTGGTGCCGCAATCAGCGGAAGCGCTGCCCCTCGTCCTGCTGCGCTTGAGCTGGCGTGTGTTTGTTCGCAATTCTGATGTCAGATCTCACCGCCATGACGGCCAAGGGCGCGCATGCAACTGACAGGTAAATCACCGCGCGCCACGTCCAACCTTCTCGCGCCGAGCGGAGCGCCGACCAGAGGCACCACACGGCGCCAGTGATAATCATTGCTACGGCTAGACCTTGATAGTCCGACATTCTGCTCTCTCGAAGCTACTGCTGTGCCCGGACCACGTAGCGCTCCATGAGAAGCCCGATCGTGAGGCTCCCAAAAACCCAGCCGAAGAGATAAACGTAATCGATCTGAATGGGTAGCATCGGGTCATATCCGAGGCGAACCCACTCAATGATTTGCGTGATCGGGTTCCATTTCATATAGTAATAAATTTCAGCCGGCATGTAGCAAGCCATAAAATAGACGCCGCTCGTTAGATACAGCGTCAGAGTAACGAGAATGTAGCCAATGGACCATCCCGGAAAAACCGAGCAGATGCCGACATTAATTGTGCCAACCCCGATCCCGAGCGCTATTGCCGTCAGATACCCGCCAATAGCCGTCATCAATTCGACCGGAACGGGGTCAGAGCCAAAACATAGGAGCACAGTGCAAACAAGCATAAGCCCCATGAAGCTGTTTACAATCTCAACAAGAATGCGTGCAATGACGGTGTCGAATTTTTTTACCTGCGGGAAATAAGTCAAGGGCTTATGCACCATGTAGCCCTTCATCACCTCACGGGAGATGTACTGGAAGGCGAGTGCCGGAAGCGCGCCCGACGCGACGAAGACCATTGTATCATCCCCCATCGGCGATTTCATGCCGCGAAAGGTCATGGCGCCGACAATGATGCCGAGATGGACGCAGGGCCACAGCACCTGCACCAGGTAGCCCCAGTAGTTTCCGCCGAAGCGACTGCGCATGTCGCGCAGCATCAGGGCGCTGAGAACGCGCAGGTAGACGTCGAGGTGACTCCGCTCTGGGCGGTTCGGAAACGTTTTGTCGGTGGACATGGGGCTCATCTCGGCAGTCACGCACCCACACGGCATGACACCCAAATTGCGCCGGAAAGACGGTTCGCTACCCAGCGCTCTACCCCGCAGGCACCCGTCGCGCGGGGCTTTCTGTTGGCATTCCATGGCGGCTTGCGGAGCAACGAAGCTTCCCCTTAGAACGGGGCCGCCCGCAGAGGCACTGCACCCTTATGTCGCGGCAACAATGCGAGCCGCCTCGGCACTGATGCGGGCAATGGGAGTGTTCGATTTGAATGCCATCTCGCCACAGGCCAGAGCTGCGTTCGTGGCTGAGCGCAGACGCCTGCTCGCCGAAGGCGACTATGCGACGGCCCGTACCGCAGAGCAGAGCTGGCTAGCGGCTAACCCGCACGACGCAGACGCACACAACATGGCTGCCTGGACGCTCTCGGCGATGGGGCTAGTTGAAGATGCTGTCGAGCATCTGCGTGCAGCGGTCGCGCGCGATCCTTTGGAGACCCGCTACTTAGAAAATTTGGCCAAAGCATATGAGGCCGCTGCGGTTCGTACGCGGGCTCGCGCCGAGCAGAGTGCAACTGCAAGATCTAAGCGCCGCCGCCTTGACCAAGACGCCCAAAGGGACCGGCTCGCTGAGCATATCCGGACAATCTTGGCCACGGCCCTTCCCGCATGGGAACATGCAACAGACATTTCGGCCAAACTTCGTTTCGAAGCCGAGCTGCGCGCACATAACATCGACGAAGGGGCAGACTGGATCCAGCACGCCCCGCCTGCGGTGCCCCAAGGCTCAATCGTCAACTTCGGACAGCTCGGCCGATTTGAGGTCGGCGATCCTCGCCAAGTTCTCCATAAGCGGCTAGCGCGCAATATCCCTTGGGAGCTCGTAAATACGATCGTTCTTATGGAGCTGGCAGCTCGCTGCCGTCCAGAGTCCTTGATCCTCGATATTGGCGCTAACGTCGGCGCTCTGACGGTTCCGGTTGCCAAGGTATTTTCGGGGCGTGTGCTCGCGTTCGAGCCAGCAGAGCAAACTCATGCCGACCTCTTACGCAACCTTGGACTCAACGAGCTGTCGAACGTCACGCCCATCAAGGCCGCTCTCAGCCGTTCGCCTGGTTCAGGACGGATGACGGACGGACGCAATAACAACCCTGGCACAGCGCAAGTCGACCTCACGAGTGATGGGGGAACCGCTGTCACCACGCTAGATCTCGCTGTCGAGGGCGCCCCCGTTGGGCTAATCAAGATGGACGTCGAGGGGCATGAGCCTGAGGTTATCGCGGGCGCGGTCGAGACGCTTCGTCGCCACCGCCCCATCGTGCTATCGGAGCTGCTAGAGGGCCCGGCGAGCGAAATTGGCGCCGCGTTTGACCAGCTTGGCTACAAGCGCATGCGCGTCCACAGTTCGGATTGGCTGTTCTATCCGCCTTACTGAAGCAGCCAAGCGCCAATTCGCCTGCCTCACACATCAGCCCCGCCGGCACCCGCCGCGCGGGGCTTTTCGTTTCGACTCGCGTTCCTTAAGGCGTCAATGTGCAACGGATTTTTTCGGCCCCGGGGATGTCGGTGCAGACCCATAACGTAGAGATAGAGCCGCGGTCGGTAAGCGCTCCCGGGAATGGGTCGAGGTTGTACGGAACAGTCTCTCAGATGAAAGACGGCCGTGTATTGATCTCAGTCCGCGATGATGGGATCCCCGTCGAAGCAGTAACTGTTCGCGCCGAAGGGAGGCCAGACCTCGATATTGGCCTGAATGTATACAAGCCAGCCAGCGGGCCAATCAGGGGGAGCTTTTCTGCTACCTTCTATGCAAAGGATTATGTCCCCCCAGGGAAAGAGCTTTATGTTTTTTACAAGGGGACCAATACCATTCTTGGCGGAAGCAATCCGCAGAGGATAGACGTAGAGAGCCATCACGGCACCGATGCAGAGGAGCCGCGACAGGAGCTGGGCGCACGGGGCGATAGAAATCCTGAGGGGAGAGCGACGATGGAACGAGAGCACGTTCAGGACATGATCGCCCTGTCTGAAGCCCGCACCGACGCGAAATTTGAGCGACTGGTTGGGGAGATGCGCGAGTCATCTGCGCGTCAGGATGCGAAATTCGATCTGCTCATGCGCGAAATGGCGACGACGAGCCAGCGGCTATCCGAGATGCGCGATGATGTGAAAAACGATGGGCGCTCTACCCGCGCAAACCTATGGGCGGCTGTGGCGGTGATGGCCGGTGTTGTTGTTGGTATCGCCAGCATCGCGGTCGCCTTAGCGCCCGCGGCGTTCACTGCAGGAACGTACCTCCGCGACACAGTGAAAGCAGAGGTTCAGAGCCAAGCTACCAAGCCTGTTTCTCCATAGTCGACTTGCCTCAAAACGCTAGACCCCCACCCGGCACCCGCCGCGCAGGGCTTTTTCGTCTCAGGCCCCACGCACCGCCGCGAGCATCCGCTTCCGCACCTCGGCCATGCGGTCGTCATCGCTGGCGCCTGTCGCCATGGCCTCACGCCCGGCGGCCTCGTAGATCTCCCTCACGGTCGTCTCGTCCAGGCCGAGGCCCTGCGCGAACCGGAGCAGGCCGCGCATTTCGGCGGCGGATTGTTCGGGCTCGTTGCTGTTCATGCCCGATCCTCGTCGGCGGCTACGAACCATGCGGCCAGGAACTCGGCGCCCTTCTCCGGATCGTAAACCCGCCCCAGGAGCTGTCGGTCCTGATCCTCCGTGACCCACAGGCCAGGGCTATCGGCATCCGGGGTCACGTAGCCGGCCACCTCTCTGCCGACCTTCACGACGAAGCCTTCCTCGCCGTTGGGCTCCATGGTGTGGTCTGGTGGGCTGTCGGGCATGGGGGCAGGTTAGCGCGGTGAGGGCGGCTCCGCGAGGGCGGCTAGCGCTGCCGTTCAGCGCACTCCTTCGCGAAGGGGCCGACGTCTTTGGTCCAGTTCGCGGGCATGTCTGCGGCATCCTCTAGGCACTTCGTCAGCAGCGAGAGGCGCAAGGTCGGGTGTGCCTTGCTGAAGGCTTCGGCGAGACCGAACAGCACATTCTTACGCCGATCGGGATCGCCGTGCATGATGCTGCCAAGCGTTCGATCTTTAGGGAAGGACGACTGAGCCGCCGCGGTTTGCATCGCGCAGGCCACGCTGATCGCTGCCGCGGCTAGGAAGCGCACGAGCCGTCAGACCTGGCCAGCGTTGACGCGCTTCTTCAAGTCGAGCGTTTTGCGAAGCCGTTCAATGGCCTCCTCAACCTGAACGATTTGGTCATCGGTAATCCGGCGATCCGCCTTGCCGATATGGTGCGCGCTCTCCTGCAGGGCGGCGACCGTAGTCCCGACCACCGTTTCCATGTCGGCATCGTCGTGGATTGCCATGGGTCGTCCCTCTCTAGGTGCAGTCCGCTCCGGAACCCTCTAATTGCTCACGCCTTCTGCGCCCGCGCCAGCAGGATCGCGGTGCGCACGGCGCTGCGCCTCAAACCGGGACTGCTCTCGGGGTTGGCGACGACCTGGCTCGCCCAGCCATGCCCGGCGACGGCCGCGCCGAGGTCGAGCACGTAGCCGTCGGCGATCAAGTGTGCGTCGGTCTCGGGCTTGACGAGGTACGCCTCCACGGCCGCGTTCACCTGCTCGTCGGTGACGGCCTTGGCCTTGAAGAGTTCGCCGACGGTGGGGTTGGGATCAGGCAT